ATAGTATCAATAGGTATTGGAATGTGCTTGATCCAAATAATGATAAAAAAACAATATGCACCTCTTGGTCAACACCTTTAAACAATACGCCAAGTAATTTTAAAAATGAATTAACTGAAATATATGAGTTTGGCGTTAGGTTTTTAGATTTACCATCAACTATTGAAAAGAATTACATTTATATTTTGTTTACATTGAGATTGATGCAAGAAAATAAAAACTTACATAGATGGGCCTGGAGCCAAGGTGGGTTTGAGCACAAAAAATTTAATCCTATTGGTAATTGGGATTTTTCTCAGTTTAGGCAATACGAATCTAAAATAAATCTTTGGGATTATCATTGTTCTTCTGCTCTTAGGCCATACTATCACATTACCGATATTAAAATACACCAAGATGTTTGTAATGTGTATTATGATATGTTACAATTACAAAATAATTTATAATCATGTTTAAAATAAAAGATTTAACAGTACGCAATTTTATGAGCGTGGGCAATACCACCCAAGCAGTCAGTTTTGATCGCAATGACTTGACTCTTGTACTTGGCGAAAACTTGGACTTGGGCGGCGATGACTCGGGTGCACGTAACGGTACAGGTAAGACCACAATTATCAATGCCTTAAGTTATGCCCTTTACGGCAACGCTCTAACCAATATCAAGAAAGATAACTTGATCAATAAAACCAATACCAAAGGTATGATGGTTACTATTGATTTTGAAAAGGATGGAGCAACCTATAGAATTGAGCGTGGACGTAAGCCTAACGTTATGCGCTTCTTTGTTAACGATCAAGAAAAAGAAATTACAGATGAAGCGCAAGGTGATAGTAGAGAAACGCAAGCCGAGATAGAGCGTATGTTGGGAATGAGTCATGATATGTTCAAGCACATTGTGGCCCTGAATACTTACACTGAGCCATTTCTTAGTTTAAAAGCCAACGATCAAAGAACTATTATTGAGCAGTTGTTGGGCATTACACTATTAAGTGAAAAAGCAGAATTGCTCAAAGAACAAATCAAAGCCACTAAGGATGCTATCACTCAAGAAGAGTATAGGATCAAAGCAGTGACTGATGCCAATGCACGTATACAAGAACAAATAGAAAATCTCAAGCGTAGGCAAACACTTTGGCTTAGAAAACGAGAAGAAGACTTAGACAAGTTGTTGGCATCATTTGATGAGCTTAATGCACTAGATATTGAAGCAGAGCTAGTAGCGCATCAAAAGTTAAATGAGTACACGAAAAAGAAAAGTGAAATAGACCGTATCAAAGGCTACATTGCACAAAACAAGCGTGACCAAGCCCGAGAAGATCAAGTGTTGGCTCGATTACGAGCCGAACTAGAAGCATTACAAAATCACCAGTGTCATGCTTGTGGGCAAGACCTGCATGATGACAATCATGAGCAGATGTTAACAGACAAGCAGAAGCAAATTGAGGACACTGCGCTTAATGCACTTGCGGCTCATACACAGTGGCTGGAGAATACTGCTGCATTGACTGCATTGGGCGAGCTAGGTGATCGGCCCACAGTATACTATACCAACGAATCGGATGCGTTTGAGCATAGATCTAGCATGGGCAGTATTCTAGCACAGTTAACTGCCAAGCAAGAAGAAGCAGATCCCTATGCTGAACAGATCAAAGACATGAGCGAACAAGCTCTAGAAGAAATTGATTATAGCACTATGAATGAGATTGACCGTGTTAAGCAGCACCAAGAGTTTTTACATAAGCTACTAACCAACAAAGACAGTTTTATACGTAAACGTATTATTGATCAAAACTTGAGTTACTTAAACGCAAGACTGGGGCAATACTTGGATCGTATTGGTTTGCCGCATACTGTTAAGTTTAATAATGATTTAACTGTAGCCATCAGCGAATTGGGAAGAGAACTAGACTTTGACAATTTGAGCCGAGGTGAGCGCAATCGTTTGATCTTATCCCTGAGTTGGAGTTTTAGAGACGTGTGGGAAAGTTTATATCAGCCCATTAATTTATTGTTTATCGACGAGCTTATCGATAGCGGCATGGATTCAAGTGGTGTTGAAAACAGTCTCGGAATACTTAAAAAGATGAGTCGTGATGCTAACAAATCAATTTGGCTGGTCTCGCACAAAGATGAACTTGCCGGACGTGTTCATAATACACTTCATGTAGTAAAAGAAAACGGATTTACTAGCTATAATACAGACATTGAAATAACATAATGTTAGCAACTTGGCATTTTCATATAGAGATAAGCAGTAAGTGTACACTAAAATGTCCGCGGTGTGCTCGGCAAGAAGTGCCTGATAGTTTAGTTAATACTGAATTAGATTTAGAGTTCTTTAAAAAGAACTTTACTCCCGAGTTTATATTAAACAATGTAGAAAAAATTACATTCTGTGGCGACGACGGAGATCCCATTTATGCACATGATTTAATCCCTGTTATCAAATATATTAAAAGTGTTAAGCCGGTTGAGATTGTTATTATCACGAACGGTAGCCATAAAAAGATCACGTGGTGGATACAGTTAGGGCAACTGTTAGATCACAATGACAGTGTGCATTTCAGCGTTGACGGATATGACAACGACAGTAACAATCTTTATCGTGTCAACAGTGACTGGGACAACATTATTGCTGGATTACAAACTCTACGTGCCACTAGTCGTTGTCAAATAGTATGGGCTGCTATTGCTTTTAAGTTCAATGAACATAAGTTAGACTTTATGCAAAAATTTGCCCAGCGATTGGGAGCAGATCGATTTCAAATAACAAAAAGTACAAAATTTGGAAGTATCTACCCCAGTTATGGTGCCAATGATCCGCTAGAGCCCACAGTAAAATTTATGAGCTCTAGTCATAGATTTGAGAGAACAATAGTAGCGTTTACTGAGAAAACAACTAAAATACCCGAGATCAACATTAAACTATACAATGATGTTACAATACAAAACAACATAAAACCCTTATGCGAGATAGGCAACAAAGGGTTATATATAGACGCTAGGGGAAGATTATTTCCTTGTTGTTGGGTGGCGAATCGATACACGCACAATAGTGAATGGCAAACTCTAGCAGAACAATTTAATTTACATCACAGGACCTTAACAGATGTAGTTGCTGACCCTTTTTGGGAAGGTGAATTTAAGGCATTCAAATGGCAAGAATGTACACAAAAATGTAATAAAAACCTAGTAAATCAAGAATATTCTACATCATGGTAAACAGTCATAATTATGTTATATGCAATGGATATATCAAAACTCACCTGTCGAGGAACTTCCCAATGACTGTGTAGGCTTTGTGTATCTTATCACTAATAATCTATCTGGCAAAAAGTACATAGGCAAAAAACTAGCGAAATTCGCAAAAACCACTTATCGAACAGTAAAACTCAAGAACGGCACGAAGAAGAAAAAGAAGATACGCAGCAAAATCGACAGTGATTGGCGCGAATATTATGGCTCAAACGATCAACTCAACAAAGACGTCGAAACTCATGGCACCGAAAACTTTACCAGAGAAATACTCTATTATTGCAAAAGCAAGGCAGAATGTAGTTACATTGAAGCTCGTGAACAATTCACTAATAGAGTATTAGAATCTACAGATTATTATAACGGACAAATATCGGTCCGTGTACATGGCTCACATATATTGAATAAATTATAAATGCAATTAATATCAGTTGTTACCGATCCTGGTAGTATAGGCGGAACCTTTATAACTTGGACTTTGCATTTTTTATCAGGGCACACAAAATATTTTTTAGTTGAAGATAACTCATGGCATGATATTACAAATTCCCCGTTAACAAAAAAAAATTCGCATGCGTTTATTCCAAATCAATTAAATAGGTATTTTAATTGTTCGCTTAGTGATGTTAAACATATCACAGAAAAATTGATTAATACTGACACAGATACATTTCATACTCTTTATTTTCATAATTTTAATAATAATTTAGATATTTTAGTACCACAATATTTTAAAGATACAGTTACAAAACAAGTTTTAGTAAACGGGAGAAGCTATCCGTTATATCATGCAAGACACGAACCTAGGGCAAAAAAACCTATTTCAAAAGAATTTGCAACCGATAACAAAGACATTCTTTATGATCTATTTGTAAAAGAGTATTTTCAAGATTCAAAGATATATTGGGAAAATTTAGGGCTAACAAATATTTGGGATAAAAGAGAATTTATAGCATTAAATTTTAGACCATTTAAATTACTGCCACAGTTGGATTGCAACACAAATTGTTATCAAATTGATAGTATGGATTTATGGTGTAACTTTGATTTAAGTATTCGAGATCTGTTTAATTATTTAGAGTTACAACTA